GTTTGCGGCACTGTGATTTTCTTGTGCGTTTAGCGGCGCACAGACGACGCGTACACGCGGGTCAACTCTACAATGAGTGTTTAGACCGGGGGCGACCCGGTGGTCTGGTAATGCAAGTAAGACTGTGATGATATGCGTTGCACTACCTTAAGGACCAACTTTCACTTATCGTCATAATGGTTGTTCAGATCAGTCTAAAACTGTTCCTTCAAGAGGGAACAGGCCTTTTCACATGGGAATTCCAACTTGAATAACGGAGCTCTGACGCACATATTGAGATGTGCCCTGACAAACGAGGTGTTCAATGTACACCCGATCCTCATAACCATCGCAGTCATACTCGTATGGCGGCACTCCACCAGCTGAGTTGGTTGGCCTCTCGTTATCTGTTGTTTTCATGACGTGAGTGTGGAGTGTACACCTGGCTCAATTTGGGTTGGTGGTGTGGGGTTAACGTCAACTGGTTCCACGACAGGGGCGTTTATAATTAACAAGGCTAAACTAGGTCGGCACTAGCGATCTAGTCTAGCCGGGTTCCGCTTGACCACAACAAGTCACCGAAAGGTAAAAGGCGGTCACATTCCTTTCCGACATTTCATCCTTATCATAATGAAAAATACAACTAACAATAAAAAATTTGATACCCATCAGGTCTCTGGGTCAAAGGGGGCCTCATCACGCAAGTCTACCAAGACTCATTCGCGGGGGCGACGTGGTGGAAAATTTCCCAGTGTACAACGAACAAATCGCGTTCCGAATACACACGTTAACAACAATCAAGAAGCTACCGACAACCAGATCGCGGTTGTTGGCGCGCCAAGATTAAATTTAACACAACCAGCGCAGGCCGTCGCTGTAGAAAGATTACGAGCTGACATCAATTGTATGTTCAGGATGTCGCCAGAGAAACAACGTCTACTCGAAGACGAGTTCCCTGGTAGTATGGACATTACATATACAGGCAAATTGATGCCCAATCTCCATCCGATACTGGACGAAGTCACCAAGTTCGCGGTTCCTTATAACCGTAATATGCAGAGTGACGTCATCGGGTACAAAGAGAGTATATCTTGCATGAGGGGTATTAGAACAATACTGCCCAAAGAGACTACTCTTGACGAAGAGATTGGGATGAAGAAGATGGACACAGGGTTATACGCGTACAGGAACAACTTCCGCAACGCCGACCGTGACAGCAATGTTACTTTGCTGCACTATGCACATCGTGTCACGCCCGAACAGATCGCTGAGTTATGCGTTATTTACAAGCGCGTATATTCAGTGGAATTACTAGTTCCCGAAGGCCGCAAGGCTTATTTTGGGGGCGAGGTAATAACTCTGAGGGAAGGGAATGATGTGAAGATTCAGGTCGATGGCGCACCAGAGGTGTACGTGACCAATAACATGTGGACCCAACGGAGTAAGTCCGTCAGGATATCTGTTTTCCGGAGAGAGAACACCCAACTGGAAGTTGGTGAATACAGATTGTCCTGGCAGACGTACACTATCAGTAAGAATGTCATTAGGAACCAGTTTTTCTTGACAAGGGTAAAAGAACTAGGAGATAATGAGTTACCACCAGAACCGGTGATCTCTATCAAACCAGCTGACGCAGACGTGCAGCAGATGCTCTCTAAAATCACGGGAGCCCCAGTATTCAGAGACGACGACAACTACATCGTCAGAATTCCTGGGAGAACAGAGTTCAAATTACCAGTCAATGTCCTGTTGGGGATGGTTAATCATTTCAACGGGAAGTATTACGACACTATATTCTGGAGGACAATACCAGCAGTTCTGTGTCGTTACACTAAACACTCGGGGTTATCTCCTGCAGAGCAGATAACACTCTTGACAAACGAAGAGGTAATCCGTCAGTTCTTGAACGAGTTTTTGCAGGTTAATGCAAATAGTCGCTCGAGGGACATGACGAGAACATCGTATATGAAGTACGAGAGAATCAACCGAACCTTAAGGTACGGTGCCACTTTCTGGAACCTGAGATCGGTCCTCATAATGATCGCAGCATTTGTGCTCGTGGCTTTTGTCACCAGTCTTGCTGTATCGTATTGTTTTGATGAATCCGCTCCATTCAGAATAATACTGTTCGTTCTACGCAAAATGTCTGGAATGACCGGTATGACTCTGTTCTCAATCGGATGTGGCATGTACAAGCGTGGGAAGCGTGAAACCTACCGCAACATCGGGTTAGCTTTGGCCATGCTCGCCATACTGGGCGAATTCTCTTGGACGAAAGTAGTGGTACTTTCTGTTTTGCTGTTTAGAGACAACCGCGTTGCTCTATATGCATACTTCGTATCGGTTCTACCCAGAGCCCATACTGCTAGTGCAATCATCAATTTGCACACACCGCAACAGTACAGAGTCATAATAATGATTCTGTTTTTCTTGTTGGCGATGACTTACATAGCATTCAAACATTGCTATAGTAGTTACAAGGATCGTTTCAAAAACTGGCTTGAACATAAGTCCAGTGTGGAATCGAGACGAATGACGTTGAGGACAAGTGGCCAGATCGGACCCACCTTCGACGACTGCATCATTCGCGATTTTGAAACGAAGATCGATTTGACTAAATACCCTAGTCACCCAAAAGCAAAGTTAGTACAGACTGAGGATCTGTTACAATTAGAGAACAAACCGGCGTGTATAGCTACCGGCATCGTCTTTTGTGATAAAGCACCACTAGTTCACTCTACGTCACAAAAGAACCTTATAGCAGCGTTGACAACCAGGTCAATTTTATTTATGCCAGCAGGGGACTCAAGTTACTGGGCCTTGCTGAGCGCCACGATGGAGGGGTCGCTTGCCAACATTCAAGATGTAGGCGGGTACCCAGACTACTGTGGACCTGAGTTTCGAACCTGCGGGGTGGATGTCAAACCACACGGCCGTGTATCGTGGGAGGAATATCTCAAGCGATTCCCTGGCCCCAAGCAACGTAAATTCACAGATTGGAAGGAGAAGCACAGCCGAGGCTGCGTCACTCCACAACAAATCAATTACGGGGCTTTTGTCAAGAGAGACAAAATAATGGGGATCGGGATGAACGAGTTTTCTCCAGTACGACCCAGAGTCATACAAGCAATGTCTGAACCTGGTAAAATCCTGTCAGGACCTTGGTTCCTTAACTATTCCTACGCACTGAAAGGTGCCTGGAATCCGTTTAATAGGATCTGGTACTGTTCAGGCTACACCACAGACGTTTACAACGCTTGGATTAACAAGATAGTCAAAGAATTTGGGGGTTACGAGAATTGTATATTTTTGGGAACCGATTTTTCTACTTACGATGTCACGCAAGGTGAACACTGCATGAACCGTGAGTACGAATGGTATAAATCGTTGGGTTTTATGAAGTATGTCAGTTTTGGAAAGTACATACTCATGTTAAAGAAGAAGTACACAGGGTACGGAAAAGGGGTTAAGTACTCCATGGTATTCTGCAGGAAGTCAGGTGAAAATGACACTTCTTCAGGAAATTCTAAAAACACCGGTGAGTCAATTGGGGCTTACTTTATGCTATTAGGGGTTGACTTTCGTATGGCCGTGCTTGGCGATGATAACTTCATTGTCGTGCGCGCCAAAACATTGAAGCAATCCTTGAGTTCAATGGTGAATGGTCTAGAGGAATGGATCACTAACCTTGGGTATAAATTGAAGGTCCAGTATTCGGTTGGCAAACCATGGGTTGTAGAGTTTCTATCTAGTCGATTCTATCCTGTAGGCGGTGTGTTGCGCTTAGGAAAGAAGCCGGGTCGAGTACTCGTTAAAATAGGATGGTTCTTGTATAGGAATAACATCAAGGACATGGCCACATATACTCAGTACCTCAAAGGTTCATTAGTCAGTTTAGCACCTGTAGCAAATCATGTACCATTTTTGCGTACATACTGCAAGGTTGTTCTGGACTACCTGAAAGAAATTCAGCCGTTGTACAACATTGAAGAGTCGATGTACAAAATGTTCACTAGTGGTTCGATTTTTGAACCGCAGGATGACACTTTTGTAGCTTTTCAGGAGGTATACGGACTGGATCATCAGAATGAACTAGAGTTTGAGAAGGAACTGAAAGCCTGCGTCAGGAAGATGCCCTATTTGATGAATAGCCCGTTCATCGACAGCATGCTGGCTGTCGATGAAGCAATGTAGAACGGTGTTTCGACACCTTAGTCGTTTTTTGTAGTGCTGGGGGACGCCCCAGGCGAAAATATACTACATTTTAGCGACTATAAATAATTAAAACACACAATGCAAAAACTTAGGAACAAAAGAAATCAGTTTAAGCAGAAGAACAAAGGAATGAGGAAGAAAGGACCAAACAAGAAGGGTTTGATACAAAACCACAAGCCATCCGTAGCTGTGGGACAGACGATACGTAACGGAGGAGCAATGCGCTCAATGACAATCACTCATAGGGAGTATGTAATGGATCTGTCACAGATCGATCCAGTTACAAATCAACAGTTTCCGGTGAACCCAGGACTCAGCAGCATGTTTCCCTGGCTAGCACCAATCGCTACACGCTTTGAATCGTACCGATTCAAGAAACTAAATTTTCTGTTCGTGCCGACGCTATCAACGACTACGAACGGAGCCATACTGATCACGCCAGACTACGATCCATCTGACTACAACGTTGAACTGACAAAGGGCAAGTTGTTTTCATTTCAGGACGCGAAGCGTGGTCCTCTGTGGTGTCCGATGACAGTTGTTTGCACGCCGAAGAACTTGAACAAGCAGAAGACATACTACACCAGGTCAGGGACCTTACTACCCAACCTGGATATCAAAACCTATGATCCTTGTAGCCTGAACATTTTAATCTCGGGATATGGGACCAACGACAAGGAGATCGGGGAGTTGTGGATAGAGTACACTATTGTGCTGGAAACACCACAATCCGAAGACCCCGCCTCGCTTGACATGAGCCTGGAGACCGTTGTAACCAATCAGACTTTGCCATTTGAAAATTTCAATGTGGGAGAGAAAGTCGGTGAAGGGCTATTACCAACACTCAAGGAGACTAACACACGTTTAGGAGTTGCGAGGAGTGGTGACTACCTTGTCAATGTAAGCACGTTGCTCGAAAAATCGCTGCCCGACGTGGCTGGAGACGCACTTAAGTTTCCATCCGTCGGCACCTTAGCTACCGGCAAGTTACTAGCCGCGTCAGTAGAGAAACTGGGCGACTATGCCGCGAGAGGAGGCTTTTCGTACTTGTTCAAATCCCAACCTGGTTCGGAGTTCTTGCCCAGCACCACAGATGGAGCAAATTTTAACTGGGGAGGCTGGGAGAATAACGGGAGCGCAACAGATACACTGTTTTACGCAATCGACTTTTTGAAAATATCACCGGAGGTGTACAGGATACTTAGTGAACGGTACGTTCCTATAATCGAAACATCTCTCAAGGTAGGCGCTAAGGTCGATCCTAGCAAAATATTGCTAGCGTTCATTAACAAGCAGAAACAAAAACAGGGGGAAAAGTACAAGTATGGTACCGGATCTTTCGACTCATACACGACACAATAGAAACCCATCCAGGGGTATATCTGGAAGACTCTCCTTGCAAAAGGTCTGGGGGTAATACCGGACTAAGGAGAGAAGATACACAGGTGAGCACCACG